ACAAAATCTTGCAGTTGTATATCAAGCTATATCACCGGTTCGTAAACAGGTATGAATTTATTCCGCCTGGTGACGATCGCAACATCTTGGTGAGATACTTGATCAATACTTTCCGTTTCACCTGTGCTTTGTGGCGCTATAAGATCATGACTGTAGGTGGTTGTTTTCCGCCGAATGTGCAATATTACTCGGCGTTGATGGAGAAGAGCGTGATCAGAAAACCAGATTTACGCCCACTCCTTGTACCCGCGGGCGACAGCATTGAAATTTTCCCCTGCAATCCGATACATTCACATCCTCACTCAGCTGAATTCCGTTCTTCTGCTAACCAATATCTTGTAGAGAGCGTGATGAAGGCTGGCTATGAGCCTTACAACGTTTCATCTTCACGTAGGGATGCCGGTAAAGGTAATCGTTACTTTTACTGTGCTAAGGATTTCGGGATGCAGTTTAAAGCAGATCCTATTTCTGATAACTCGGCATTGATTTTCACCGATGTCGATTATTATGCTGATATGCCTCGCTGGCTTAACCTCTGGAAACCAATATGTATGTATTCTCTTGTACCTAATTGCCTAAACTACACTAATGGCGAGTACAGTTTCCAATTTCATGGAGATACAATACAATATCATGTTTCTGGAGGTGGTCGATACCAACATCAATTGTGGGATTACAAGGGTGACACTGTTACTGCTATAGACCTTGACGGTAACTTGTTGGTTTATGATATTGAACAGCGAATGATTAAGGGGGATGAACAACATCGCTTGATCTGGTTGATACCCAAGGCTAAAATCACTGACCCGTTGTGGATCTCCGTCTGGTTTGACTGGGCGGAGAACTTACTAACGCGTAAGAAGATTGCTAATGGGGACTTCAAGACAATTTGGGAACCAATATCTGACAACTTATCCATCGGCGAAGAGGGCTCCAATTATTCCGTGAACATCAACGGAAATTTGTATGAGGCAATACGCACTCGTCTGCGCTTCAAGGACAGCGCACCATTCGTATCTGACGTGGAACGAATGTTAAAGGAAGCGAAACATCCTAACCATATTAAAGATGCACCTATTCTTTTTAAGTGCTTTAATGACGATATCACTATCCGTCCTAATATGGTTAAAACTGGAACGTTTCCTGTGACATATCAAGCCATCCCAAAACAACAAGGCTTAACCACTGAGGATGCTAAGATGCCAGGCCAGGTTGTAACAACACCATTAACATCACAACCTGCCCTATTTGCGACAAAGGGGTACAATGCAGACCTAGCCTGCATTGAAGGTAGAATTGATGCTGTTAAGAACGTGAAGCGCTTTCCACCTAAATATCGCAGATACGCAGACGAATTCGTTCAACGGCTGGTACCACAACATCTGGTAGGAACGGGTGTACCATTATCAATCGGTGAAGTAAGAGAATCTCAAGATAAGAAAGCTCAGAGGGGACGCTTCGATCAAGTTGCCCCAATGATGTCAACACATACTGATAATAAGATCAAAGCTTTCATTAAGACGGAGACATATGGATCGGCTAAACCACCACGTAATATATCCACTATGTCACCTGAGATAACCATTCAATCTTCCGCGTTTAGCTTGCCTATGGCTAATGTACTAAAATCACATCATTGGTACTGCCCAGGTAAGCCTCCACGACGAATTGTCGAACGTCTGGAGGAAGTCATACTCATGGAACCCAATGAGGATCTGGAGGAGGGCGACTATACGTGTTTGGATGGCACACAGAGTCCGGACTATTCTAATCTCCTGTTATTACCAGCGTATATGCGTTATTACGCACCAGAACATCGTGCTGAATTTAAACGCTTATACAAG